TTCTTCGACTAATTCTTCGACTAATTCCCGTCGGTTCGATCGAACCAGTCCTCGTCGAAGTTCCGGTCAGGATTCTTCGGCTAATTCTCTCCACAATTCTCGTCAATCTATTGATTCGATCGAATCAAATTATACGGATAGCAATTCATCTACTTGGGTGGCCTCCTTGTCGTTCTCGTTGGCTTCGGGCCCTTGTTCCTCGTTTTCGGGTTGGCGTTGGGAGGATGAGTTTTGGTCGGCGAGAAGGTGAAGTTTCTCCTCGAAGATTCGGGAGTCGATCAATTGGGACCGTTCAATGCTGTCGATGGTCTCTCCTTCGGTCGTGGACATTTCCTTCGACTCAAGTTCGATTACGGTGAACGTGTCGAGTTCGCAGCGAATTTTGCCACCGGACCCCGTCAAACAAAGGTCCTTGAAGGCGACGACGGGGATTCCATCGAACCCAGCGGTGTTAACGATCTTTTGGTCGATGCAAACGGGAAGTTTAATGTGCTTGGTGTTGCTACATTCCCGTCCGGGTCCGCAAGTCACACACTGTTTGTAGGGTTTCAAGAACTTCGAAGTCTTCGAGCCGGTTCCGTAGTTCTTTCGGATGGAAGCTGACCAAATGGGATTGGCGTTGACGTTAATTTTTGTTGGAATCTTGTCGTAGAACAAGGGATGGCTGAGGCCACCCCAGCGGGTCTTCGGGTTCGCAATTCTCTGCAGGTCAAGGTCTTCCGTGTAGAACTTCGAGAGGTCACCGACGATGCTACAAGCCGATTCTGTGTTCAAGAACTGAACGCACTTGACGTAAATCTGGTGTAGGACGTCCATGAGTTTGACGTGGTGAGGATCTCCCTTCAACAACTTGAGGGTGATGCTGTGTCCGGTTATCACCTCTTTCTTGTTCTTTTGGGGGCGAATACCGTTCGGCGCACGAAGTCGGGGAAGGCGCAACAAAAGGGCACCCTTCACCCTTCCCCTTTCGGTGGTGTAGTTGTACTGAAGTGAAGAAACGAAGTACGAACCAGCCGTGTCGGACGTTTCTGGGAAATCCTTCTTCGTCAGACTGCCAATCTCCAAGTCGTCAATGTTAAACTTTTCAACATCAACGGCGTTATCTTTGCTCTCTTGGACGTATACACTCATGCTACTCTTTTTCGATCGGAAAAGAAATTAACGGGGGTCGTTATAAAAATAAGTTACAGCTTGTTCGAGGAAAAGACCGACGCGGACATTCTCGTCCTCGACTGGTACCCCCTCGTGTTGGAATACGACTTGGAGTAAACCGGACGTCTAACCAAGGGTTTCCTGAACTCCGACTTCGACTGAAAGTGCGCCTCCTTCTTGTCGCAATCCGAGTCGCAAAAGTTGAACCCCTGTTCGGTGAAAGTTTTGAAAAGGATGTTTCTGTCGTAGGTTGGTTTGCCAATCCGTTTGTTGACGGCGTTCATGAAGGTTACGACCCAGTCGAAGAGTTCGTCCTTTGTTTCGGCCGAGTTCTCGGGGGGTTTGTTCGCGATGTATTCGTGGCAATGGCCGTTGCACTCGCCACACTTGAAATAATCACAAAACAAGTGGATTTGGGAACAGACCCAAACCCGTTGTTCCATGGTTTCCGCGTGGCAAGACATGAGCATGAACATGTACCAGACTCCAGGACCCACTCGTTTTGGGTTCGACCAGTTGTACATGGGGTGGTCGGGGGGAGCAACGTCAGACATTTAACTTTACGATAATAAAGTTTTTAGCCAAAAATGCGTTTCAAGTATTTTATGAATGCTTCGGATTCCACGAGCGTGTCGGTCATGTCGTCGAGCTTCTCTCCTTTCAGTTGGGAGAGTCCAAACTTGTCGTTTCTCTCCCGTAGGATTTCTTTTCCCTTTACGACGGACCAACGTTTGACGGCGGCGTATCCGGTCGGTCCCCCGAGAACCTTCGTCTTCAACTTTGGGTTGATTTCTACGACGATCGCGTCGGGACAATTGAACAGGAAGTAGGACGTCGCGTAGTAGGCGATTTGGGTTGCATCGGGATTCTTCGTCATTTGTTTTTCTACGATCACCAACGATATGTGGGGCCACCACTCCTCGTACTCGTCTAACGTCTTCGTCAAGTCCGTAAACAACTTCGTCTTGTTGTTTTTGCGTTCCGTCCGGACCCCAAACTTGAACAGGGAGACGGTCGATGCTTCCCCGTCCCAACTTCGACTTTCAATGGACATCCCAAAGTTCTTGATGGCAGGGTCGAGGGCAACAATGAAGAACTCGTCCAACCCTTTCAACCTTTCAAAATCCTTGTTCTTGGAAAGAACGCAGTAATCATTTTTCATAAGCCTCATTTACTGTGGATCCACAGTAGTTAATTTGGTACGTACCAGATGGAAAATGTCCCGTAATTCAAGAGGCGGGTCTTGATGAGCAAAGGGTAGTCCAACGTCACATAGATTTTGATTACGTTGTATTGGCCGAGTTTCGAGATTTTCATGAGGTTTGCGACGTCGACGTACGGGAGACGGATTTCGTAGTCGTTCTCGGGACCGTCCTGCCCGTCGACGTCGAGTAAAAAATTTGGGTTTGGGGGGAGGTTGGCGATCGTCGTCCCTTCGCTTCCCATCGACGTCAAATTTATGGTTCCCGACTCGAGTAACAAGAACTTGACTTCGATGGGTTTTCTACTTTTGAACAAGGCGAGGTTGTCGACGAACTCCTTCTCCGTCATTACGGAATTTGGTTCGAGGTCTTTGTAGACGACTTCGAAGGGATCTTCGATACGACTTTCCTTGCCACAGTGGAAGTCGAAGGTTCCGTCGATACGGTCCATGGAGTCGCCCGATCGGTTCCGGCAAAAACAGACCGCGCAATTTAAACTAGATTTCGAACAGAACACTTCGATGACGACCTTTTGTTTCTTGTCGCATTTCATGGAACTGATGAACTTCGACGTGTTGACGGAGACGGAGAAACACTCCGGTGTCTCGCCGGACGTGTCCTCGAATGGGTTGTAACGGTAATGAAGTAAGTCCTTCTTCTTGACGACGATGTTGCAAAACTTTCGTTCGTCGTCGGAGAACTCTTCGATCACGAACTTATCCTTATAAAACCTTATCTCGACGTCGCCATCCCTCACGTCTTCGATCATCTCGAGGGCCGTCCTCAAGGAGTACGCGTTAAGGATGGTAATCGAAACACACGGTTCTTCACAAAGGTCTTCTTCCATTTACACGTTTGTCCTGTTCTTTTAACGCACAAAGCGATCGCTTCGTTTTATTTTTCCAATAGGTACCGAATGAAGGGGTGGTTATCGGGGAAGACGGTCGCGTGGATTCCCGACTTTCGTTCGCGGACGGAAACCATCTCGAAGTGACCGATCTTCTTCTCGTCGTCCAAGTACGTGTGGTAGACGACGAGGGAGGGGCGTGACGGCCGGTAGTCGTACTTTGAAAACAACTGCAACGTCTCCGAGTTGACGACGAGCACGTTTTTCTCGAAGAAGTGTTCGATGACGATTTTGACTTCCTCGCCGAGTTGCCCGGACCCCTTGAGAACTTCTTCGAGGTTCTCCTTCTTTGAGGCGTCGTTCCAAAGGCTGCTGTTTGCAAGGGCGCCACCGGCAATCATTTTGTACTCTTTCTGGACTCGTTCTAGGAGTTCTCGTCTTATCTTCCTTACGATTTCCCGTTTGGAGATGGGCTTGCCTTCCCTGATTCCCGTCAGGTAGGGAAGGTACGTCGCTTGTGCGATCGCGTGCAAAAGGCAGTGGCCATCCTTCGGCGTCGCGTGAACGTAAGCATCAAACTTGTCTATTTTCACACTCCTCAACATTTACTTTACGTGGCGATCGCTACGTTTTAAATTTCCGACAAGTCTAGGACGAACGATTCCTCCGTCTTCTTGGTTTGGATCTTTGGTTTTGGGGTTGTAGTTCGACCTAGCACTTTGTCTTGGACGGAACTACGACCGAGGATTTGACCCCGCATGGCTCCCCTTGCAGCGCCCCGTTTCGTCGGCATTCCCCGTTGTACGGTAACGGTCTCTTTGTCCTGGGCGGGTCTGGTGCGTTTCGGTTCTGCCTTTCCGGCCGGTTCCTTCTTCTTGAGGACTCCGTGTTCAAACAAGGCAGAAAGTTTCTTCGAGTTTTCGGGGAGAAACGTCTCTTCCGTGTCTATTGTCCTGGACATATACTCGTACTCGACCTTTGGGAACAACCCGTACATTTCGTCAACGCTCGTCAGCCATTCTCGTTGTCGGCCGTCGTCCTGTCCCTCCGACGTAATTCCCTCGGGAATGTAGACGAAAACTTCCTTGTCTAGAGTTCCGTTCTTGATGGCGTAGTCCAACGTAAACTCCCCGTACTGGATTTTCGACGCCCCGTCTCGAGTTTCTTGGACTTGGGGGAGACTTCTTACGAGGTCTCCGTTCATCATCTTCCAGACGAACTTGCCACCCGGCGCGAGACATTGCTTGACGGTGTTGAACGAATTGTTGAGTATTTCTTCCGACTCCCAGAAGAAAGTACCAACGTCGAGCAACGAAACGACGTCGACTCCTTCGGGATCGATGCGGTCGACTTGCCTTTTGATTCGTTTGGTTTCTTCGGCCTTCGCGGCGACGAGAATAACGAACCTGCCCGTTGGGGGGAGGGGGTCGTCTTCACCAACGACGGGGAGGCCGGCGATTTGACAACGTCTCATGAATTCCTTTCGGTGTGAGGCGTTGGGTTCGACGGCAACGATCTTGTTGTAACTTCCCCACCTCCAAATGATACCCCCCCTTCCCGACCCAAGGTCGAGTAACGTTCCGGAACCTTGACTCATCAACCAAGATTTGATCTTCAAATGGTAGTAGAACATGAGTTGGAACGACTTTCCCGTAATTGCTTCGCGGGTGATGGGAAAGTTGATTTCCCGCCAGTTCGGGATGGCGACGGTCTCGTTCGTGTTCGGGTGGTTCTTGTCGAGTCGGTGCCTAATCAAGAAGAACCGTTTCTTGGTTCGGTCGAAGCTGAACTCGCCGATCTCACCGGGCGCCAACGTGACGGAGTCCCAATCAACCATCTTCTCTTGGTCGAACGGGTACGTTGTGTCCCCGACGAAGGCGACGTCCTTCGACGTTTTTTCGGCACCCTCGCCCTCCCACTCCGTCGTCATCAAGACTTTCCTTCCGTTCACGATTTGGTAACGGAAGTCGATCGTCGTAAGTTCTGAGTTCTTCCACTTCACGATTTCGGGTTTGGAAGACAGGGTACGCGAAGTACTCTCCCTGTCGAGGTCGATTCCAATCCAGTAGTGCGCGTTCCAGGGCGTCATCGTCAGGCCGTCGTAGACGAACTCGCCGTGTTCCCCCTCATCCAAGAGTTCTTCGACGACTTGGAAGAAGTCCTCTGGCGTCGTCGCAAGTCTTACCCGTTTGAAATGGATTTTCAAGAGGTGTCCAAGGAACCCCTCAAGACGGATAACGTCGACGTACTCCTTCGCCGTTTGGAGGCGTTCCCCGAGGGTTAGGGTTCGGACGTCCGTCCCCTGAACGTAGATGGCGTCGAAGACTTGGAAAACGTACGTGTAACTTTTATCCTCATCTCGTTTTCTATTCTCTTCAGGAACGAGTTCGCCGTCAAGGATCGTCAAGTCCTCCTTACGAAAGACCGTAGTAGACGAAATCAAGTTGTACGTGTACGGAGGCCAAATCAACCAGATCCCCAACGGGGAAAACACCAAGGAAAACCGGAACCCGTCCGTTTTCAAGGAAATGCCATACTGCGTCGTGTTGTTGACGATGCCGCCCGAGACGAGGTCCTCCTTCTTGATGGTTCGGACTTGGTTGTAGATGTTCTTGTCGACGTTGAAGGAGATGGCCGTCGTCGGCGAAGTCGAAACGGCGTTCAAGTTGACCATCTCGCAGAACGCACGGTGAACAATTTTGTTGTAGTAGATTTCCGTCCCCCGAAAGAACGTCAAGACTTTCTGGCAGAACAAGACGAAGTCCTTCATTCGGGAGTAGTTGGTTTCAGGGTCGACCATTTCGACTTCAACTTCGTACTTGGTGGTTCCGTCGGAGAAGACTTCCGTCATGTCGATCCGCGCCAACGAAGAGAACCGTTCGGACGAAGGGTAGTAACTCGTCCTCTTCATGAAACGTTCGTGTCTTGTCGTGAAAAGTTGCCGTTCCTTCTGCCTTATCCTACGTTCAAACGTCTCTGCGAACTCCGGCTTCGACGTAACGTCGTAGTCGTACTTAATGAAATACGGAACCTTTTCTTCGGACACCGAGTAGCGAACCCAAGAAAACTCATCGTCGAATTGTTGGATCTTGAACTTACCTTCAAAACTCAACGTGACGACTCCGTCCTCCTCAACTATCCGGTAACGGTGGGGGTGTTCCTTGAAACCAACGCTCTTAATAGTCGATTCCGTCTTTTTCAGTCCTTGTCGTTCGAGGGCAAGTTTGAGGTTCGTCCAGTGGGCCGCCACCGTTACAAATTCTTCCCTCCCTTGGTCCCGTTTCTTCGAACTATACAACCTCGCTTCAAACTCGATGGAAGACTTGTCCTCCTTTGGCATTGGGCCTCCCCCAATGCTGTTCGCAAGCATCTCCTGCAACGTCTCGAAAATCACGTCCGAAATACTCATTCTTTATCTCGTTAGCAAAAATACGTCGATCGACGTATTTTCAAATGCGGTTCCTACGGGCGATTTCGTCGAGAAGACTTGTTTCCAAAGGACCGAGCCGTTCCAAGTCGTTGCAGTTTTCAACGTAGACCAAAAGTTCCCTAAGTGTGTTCTTGTCGATCAATGATAAGTCGGGGTCGTCGACGGGAATGACGACTTCGAAGTCGACGCATTTCAACTGAAGTCGTTCCGTCCTACCATCTGGAACGTAATTGATGACGAAGAATTTTTTGAAGGAAGTGTCGCCCAAGTCGACGTCCTCCTTCGTGACTGTCAAAGATTGGACCCGCCCCATCTCCCGTAGTAGTTTGTAAAGTCTGTTGACCAAGGGACATCCTGGGACTTCTTCGAGGACGACGGGACGTTGTTGGAAAATGTTGTAGGAAGCTGCGTTCAAGTTTTTCAACGCGGTGAAGAGGGCGTCGTGGAGGTCTTCGTATTCCCGTTCGATTTCTTTGATTTGGGCTCCCGGAGTCGTCCTCCGGTAAGTTGAGAGACTCGTTTGGGAGAAACGAATCCCATCGATTTGTTGGTAGAACTTTTCGAGGGGATCCCGGGTTGGCCGCCCCTTAATCCTCGCTTCAATCGCCTTCTCCTTCGACTTCGACCATTCTACCAACGAACATGCGATAAGTTCCCTCAGAGTTCGTTCATCCTCTTCGTTCAAGTAAAACTTCAACGTTCCCGTCTCCAAGGCGGAGTTCCAGACCAAAAGGTTACCAACCTCAGAAATCCCCCTTAGGCGACATCCCGAGTGGTAGTCGTAAAGGACGAGTTCGTAGTCCCTGTCGCCAGGGTAGTAGAACCCAACGACGTCCCAGTCCGACGGGGAGTAGAACCGCATCATTCGGGTGTAATTCGTCGAGAGCTTCGCCTTCACGATGCCAAAATTTTCGACGGAATAGTTCATAAATCGCGATCACGGTTTATTTAGGCGAACTTCTTTGCTAATTCGGAGAGGGGAAATTGGCCAAGATATTTTTCGTTTTTCTTTCGTTCCTCGGTTACGTGGTTGATGGCGTGTCGGGAAAGACTGATGATGTAATCGAACATTATGGAAACGTCATCGTCGGAGATGACACACCCCTTCTTTTCCTTCTTCGCCTTCAAGTAGATTTCCAAGGGAAGTTTGATTTTCTTCGGATCGAGACCAAACTTACCCAACGCTTCAAAGTTCGACAAGAGAATGTCTGGCTTTCGTTCAGCGCAATCCTGCCAGATCTCGTACTCGCCGCAAAAAGACTCAACTATTTCGTTTCCCTTGTATTGACCCAAAATCATGGCGGCGACTTCCGTCAGCGAACCGTCCTCCTCGATGATTCCCTCTTGGTTGAGGTCATCGAGAACGTCCGAGAGGAAATCTAACAATTCCTCAAGGGTAATGTTGAACTTGTCGCAGTAGCTAGACATTTACAAGAATCCGTTGTGCGTTTAAGTTCTTTTTTCAAATGTCTTCTGATCCTAGGATACTCTGTGTTGGCGACCTTCACGTTCACGTGACGAACCTCGAAGAAACCCAACTGTTGACGGAAAATATTTTAACCATCGCCGTAGAAACCCGTCCCGATTTAATTGTCGTTTTGGGCGACATCCTCGACACGAACAACGTCGTAAGGACGGAGGCCCTAGGTTTGGCCGTCGACCTCCTCGGACGCCTTTCGGAAGTCGCGCCCCTTTTGGTTCTCGTCGGCAACCACGACGTACCCGGTCCTTTAGTCTTCCTTTCGAAAACCCATGCGTTCTCCTTCTTGAAACGGTGGACGGGAACGAAGACCCCCGCCGTCGTCTTTCCTTCAGGGACGGGTGTACAACTCGTCGACTCAACTCCCGTTGCGTTCTACGTTGGGGACAAGAAGTTTTGTGCTTGTCCCTACGTTCCCCCAGAAAGGTTCCGGGAAGCCCTCTCCCTCTGCGAAGGCTGGCAGGATTCCACCGCCATCTTTTGTCACCAAGAAATTTTGGGTTGTGATTTGGGACAGGGATACGAAAGCAAGGTAACCGACAACTGGACGAAGGAAGATCCCGTCCTAATCAGCGGACACATCCACAGGCACCAAACCCTCCTCGACGGCAACGTCCTCTACGTTGGGTCGGCAAGGCAAGTCGTCATCTCCGAGGACTACTACAAAACCATCTCCCTGATCACATTTGGAAGTGGGGTAATCGAACAACGTTTCTCGACGGGACTTCCCCCACGTGCCCACTTCAAAGTCTTTGCGCGGGACGTTGACTCTCTCGACTTACCCGAATCGGGAAGAGTGAAAATCGAGATCACTGGCACCGTTCCCGAGAACGCCGTCCTCAAGAAAAGCCAACTCGTCAAGGATTGGAAGAAACGGGGGTTCACTGTGAAGTTCCACGACCTCCTCGACGATGGGTTTGAATTCGACGAGACGGAAGTAGAAACGGGGTCTCGACCCGACTTCAAAGGACTTTGCCGAGAACTAGCCGAGGAGGAAGACCTTTTCGACGAATACGTTGAAGTGTTTGGTTAACCCTTTCGATCGAAAGAGTTGTGGCGAAATAGACGGGTGAGGGAATGGAGAAGTCGATCGAAGTGCTTTTTGTTCTCGTGTGAGGTTCCGTTCTGTCGGGATTAGTGGAACCGCGGAACCACCTCGATTAATTCCAATTCTCGTCTTATTTGATTCTCCTTGTGATTCTCGGTACTTCGGCAGACACTTTCCGTTCTCATTTTGTGTCACGTCCCGTCCGGATCGATGAGTGGAAAGGATGGGTTGATTAATTCCAATTCTCGTCTCGTTCAATCCCTCTCCTGATTCTTCATACTTCGGTCGACGTACTTTTCGTTCTCGTCTTGTGTCACGTCCCGTCCGGATTGGTTGGATGGAGTGACCAATTAGGCCGATTCCAATTCTCGTCTTATTTGATTCTCCTTGTGATTCTTCGTAGATCGGTCTACGTACTTTCCTTTTTTGTACGAAGTTCGGTTCGGCCGGAATAGGTGAGAGGATAACTTCGAATCGACTAATTCCAATCTGACTTTTCTCATTCTTCTTCTCATTCATGGTACATCTACCGAAGCAAAATGCTTGCTCATTTATGGTTCGGTTCTGTCGAGATTGGTGAGAGGACTGGTTCTGTTCGACTAATTCCAACTCTCGTCTCATTCAATTCCTCTTCTCATTCTTTGTATTCCGATCGAGGTACTTTTCGTTCTCGCCTTGGGTTACGTCCCGTCCGGATTGGCGAGAGGATCTGTTTGGGTCGACTAATTTCAATTCTCGTCCTCTTGGATCGAGGTACTTCGGTCGAGGTATTTTCCGTTCCTCGAGGAATGACAGACGGCGGTGGTCGGGTAGACTAATTCCAATTCTCGCCTTCTTTGATTTCCTCTTCCATTCTTCGTGCTTCGGTCGGGGTACTTTGTTCTCTTCTTTTGTTTCGTTCCGTCGAACTTGGTGAGAAGAAAGGTTCGGTCGACTAAATCCAATTCTTCCTTCTTGGATTCTTAGTCCCGATCACGACACGTTGGTCGAGGTACTTTTTGTTCTCGCCTTGCGTTACGTCCCGTCCGGATTGGCTCCACGACATGACCAGGACGATCGATTCAAATTCTCGTCCTCTTGGATTCCTTCTTGGATCGAGGTACTTTCCATTCTCCCCTAGAGATTTCGTTCCTCCAGAAATGGAGGATGACGGCGGTTGGGTAGACTACCTTCAATTCTCGTCTTTTTTCTATTCTCCCTCCCGTTGATGATACCTTGGCCGATGTATTTTCTGTTCTCGTACGAGGTTCGGTTCTGTCGGGAACGGAGAGTGGATTTATTCGAGTCGACCAATTCCAATTCTCGCCTTCTTGGATTTCTTCTTGGATCGAGATACGTGGACCGAAGTACTTTTCGTTCGGGTGAGCGGCCGTGTTCCCCAGAGAACGGTGAGAAGACTGGTTCTGTTCGACTAATTCCAANTCTCGTCTCATTCAATTCCTCTCCTGATTCTTGGTACTTCGGTCGACGTACTTTTTGTTCTCGTATGAGGTTCGGTTCTGTCGGGAC